TGTTTACTTGGTTTGTAAGGACCACCTTGGAATTTTGAACTATAATGTTTTTCTCCAGGTGTTAATAATGAAGTATATTTTGCATAATCGTGGCCTATATCGTATGCCTCTGGCATTCCTGTATCGCTAAATTCATTACCTCTATGATGAGGTTCTTTTTCGTTTTTTGTTTTTAACTCACCATACATTTGTTTGAAACGCTTTGTATGTTTACTAGGTTTTGTTTTTGCCACTTTGTCAGCGGGTGATTGTTTGTAAGCACTCTTATCACTATCAGACTTTTTACCTTGTTTTTCTAAATGTCTATCGTGTGCTTTCTTTTCTTTATCACTTAAACCAGCAACATATTTTTTAGGTTGATCTGTTTCTTTATCATATTTTAGTTTTCTTGCTCTTTCCTCTAACTTAATAGGGTAGACAGGAGTTTCCATTATATTGTAAAGCCATGATTTATGTAATTTCATATTTTCGTCCTCTAAGGTAACATAGTTTGTTCCTCTTCGTACTATGACACCAGTAATGTTTGTTTCAACATCATCAACTATATCTCCTACATCATATAGATGCTCTGAAATATATTTGTCCCTTAGTGTCATTTTTTCTAACTCCTCTTTTGTGGAGGCAGTTATAAATGGTTTGAATCTAAATGCACCTGCACCATGATCTATGGATGCAGCTAACATCATTCCTTTTCTTACATTTTTAAATAGGTCTTGTGCATTTTTTGAATTAGCAAAACTTGATGGTAGACCTTTTTTAAATGTATCAAAGTCTTTATCTTTAGCAGCTGCTCTCATTTTACTTGCACTCATACCTGTTGCACCATCAGCATCTGGATCTCTTTCTCCTGCTGATGCCACATTTATACTATCAAAGTCATATAGACCGTGTCGGCTCTTAACGCCGTTATATTTTTTTAAGATAGTATCAAATTCTCTTACTCTATCTGAACCTGCAACAAACGTAACATTAGAATAACCTTTTTTGTATAGTTCAGTAGCAATATCTAATATCATATTTGAAGGGTTTAACATTATGTTTCTAGCGTGTCTAGGAAACATTTGTTTCATTGTTGCAAGTTTAACTCTTGCGTTCAATGGATTTTTACTTGTGTCTTCACTCTTACTTAAATAAATTTTGTAATCATCTGTTCTTTGTTGTGCCACTTTGTTAATAAGTTTTTCGTGTCCTATTGTTGGTGGATTAAATCGGCCAAAGGTAAATGCAATTGATCTACCCTTGGCCTCTTTTATTTTTGATAATGATTTCAGTTCGTCTGGTGATATTTTGCCATCTTCCATAATCTCTTTCAACTTTTTGAAAAATTTGAGATAATGATACTTTTCTAACATTTTATAAATCACATTCTTGGGAAGTCGGTTCTTTATACCAAACTTTCTGATTTCGTCTGGTGACATATCTGTACTAAAAGCATCCTTTCGGTCTGCAATAGTTTTGTCACCAATATCAATTAGAGTGTTAATAGAAGATTTAATTTCGTCTAACTTTTTTGAAACTAAACTTGACAAGTTCTTTATGTCGTCACCTGTTAAGTCTTTTAGTTCCTCATAATCAATCATATCTCTTACAAGTTCACCTTTAACAACATCTATTTCAGAAACACGCTTCTGAAAATCCGTAACGTATTTTTCAGGTTCAAAGGTGCCAGGTTCTGGTTTTTTGATCCACTTGTTAGAGTCGATATCAAAAGTACCATCAGCCATGTCCCTTGCCTTATTAAATGTTACAGGATCTATGATGGAAAAGTAGTTGATAGGATGCTGTGTGCCTGGTATGTTTTTACCGTTTATCTGTCCTTGATATTCTCTAATCTCATCATGTACCTTTTCTTGTTCTTCTTTTGAACCAGGTATATCAAATAAGATATTAATGTCAAGGTCTGCGTCAGCTCTATATTGTTTTGTAAGTATTGAACCAATTAAGGTATACTTAACTACTTTACCAAATTTTTCAAATGTCTTTATACCATCTAATACTAATTTTTTTACTGATGGTTTTAATACTGGATTAGGAGTATCTGCTTTATCAAATACACCTTTTGCATATGTTTGTCTTGGTATGTCAATTATAGACTCTTTTAAAAAATCTTTAAATCTCATTTTCTTTTTCTAGCCTCTAATTCTTTTTTCATCCATTGTTTTGCAATATAATTTTGTACAGGTTGTCTTAAAAATCCTCTTACTACTTTACCTATTCTGTTCATGGTTAAAGTAACTAATTCCAAATCTGATTTGTTATTATCAACAACCAAAAAGTTACTCATACCAAATAGTTTTTGAAACTTACCAATGTTATCTTGTACACCTTTCCAACTTGACTTTGTAATATATTCAGGTATACTTCTTTCACGTCTAGCATTTCTTGCCAAGGCCACATCTAAAGTTGTATTTACAAATACCATATAACAATCATAACCCATTTGTTTTAACATATTGTGTTGTCTAGCAACCATATCATAATCTCTTCCTGTACTGTCAACAACTAAACCAAGTCTACCTTCTACATATTTATCTAACTGTGAGATAGCAACTCTTTTAGCAGCCTTTCTTACAATATCTCTAAAATATGTTTCTTCATCTGGCATACTCAAAGATAAGTTTGCCTTTTTTAAATTTCTTTCAAAAGCAATATCTGAATTTACAACTTTTAATCCTGTACCAGAAAACGTACTTTGTGTTACAAATGTTTTACCTGAACCAGGACCACCAGCAAGAAAAAATGCTTTAAATATTCCTGGGTCGTAAACACCCTCTGCTAAATGTTGTATAAAACTATTTACTTTCATTTTCTATTCTCTTAATAATTTCGTTAGCAGTTTCTTCAGGTGTACCACCTTCTGCTTTTATTTCTAAAAATCCTGGTTTCTTTTTTAAATATTCTATTACAGGACCTGTTTCTTTTTTATATAATTCTATTCTGTTACCTATAATTTCTTCCGTATCGTCTGCACGACCTCTTGCAAGTAATCTTCTCATTACTTCTTCAGTACTAACATCTAAAAATACAGCATAGTCATATCCTATTTCTGATTTTTCCATATCTTGTACTTGTTGCATATATCTTGGCCATCCATCTAATACATAACCTTGTGGTGATTGTTCTACTTTCTTTTTAATTAATTCTAATACTATCTCATTAGGAACAAACTCACCTTTTGATACTATATCTTTTGCAATCTGTCCTATTTCTGTACCTTTTTCAATTTCTTTTCTTAACATGCCACCTGGATAAATGTGTGTAATATTAAAGTGTTTAATTAAGTATTCTGTATAGGTCGATTTACCTGACCCAGGGCCACCTAACATAATAATTCTCATTCGGCCTAATTTTTCAAATATAAAATCTCTAAAACTTTTCATTATGCGTTATCTACCAATACAATTGTAAAGTCTCCTGATATTGTTGCGTTAGAAGAACCTTTTACTCTTAAATCAATATCAGTTTTTTCTGTTAATTTTAATGGCACAGGAAAATCAATTGATTGATTACCTTGGTTTAGTGACAAAGTTGATTGTACTCTAAACGCACCACCAAATGGTCGTTGAAATAAAAATAAATCAACGACTTGGTTTTTAGATGCACTAGCATTTATGTTCATTAAATAACCTGTCTTATCTGCTGGTATTGTATAGATACATTGTAATGTTTGTCCCATATCAGCTGCAATTTCTGTTACAATTGTTGAACCTCTTTTAACGTGAATATCACCAACATTGGTAGCAGTTACCATAAAAGCGCGATTAACTCTGGAGAAAGTTTGTGTACCTGAAACTGGTGTTGAACCTGTCAATGTTAATGTTTCTGTAGCTTCTTCATAGTTTTCATCTAAACCTGTAATGGTTACATCTGTTGTATCTGAACCTGATGAGGATTCTACCGTAATTGTACCTGCTGAATATGTCCAATCATATAAAGCATTTGCTGTTGTATCTGCTCTTGTCCATACAGTTGACATTGTAGATACAGCGGTTTCAAAAACAGCTCCATATTTGTGAATACCTGAATATCCGTCAACTAATCCAGCTGCAATCGGTACATTCGAAGCCGCACCAAATGTATTAATAATATTACCGTCTTTATCAGCAAGCATTTGAACCTCAAAAACCGTTCTATCGTGTCCAAAAGGTCCGTATTGTTGTAAGTCTTTTCTCCAGTTTGCCATATTTTTTATCCTTTAATCCAATTTTTTGCTAAAGTAAAGTTTGCGGTACTAAACTCTAGTCTATCTACTAATTTTACTGCGTTGCCCATTCTATCTACAGCAACATAACCTTCAGGATTTGTTACTTCAAACCCATTACCTTTTTGTAAGAAAGTTCCTATTGATTTAATTTGATTCATTTTACTTACAAGATAATTTTTAACTCTTTGTAAAGTTACATAACTTGCAATCGCAAAATATATTTCATTATCATATCTGTCAATAAATTTTAAACCATCATCTCTTATTGTTTTGTATTTACTTTTTGCAGCTTCTGTTTTTTTACTTGACATTTCATCATCTAAAACTGAAGCATAGTACTTTCTAAAATCTGATTGTAAACCTTTTACGTTACCTATAGTTTGACCTTCTCTTATTTTTGTATTGAAGAAAATCTTTAGTCTTGCACCAACTGATAACATATTAGTTTGTCTTTTTAATAAATCTAAAATAACTTTACCTTTTGAAATTGATCCCATTGCCATTCTTAACATACCATCATACTGATCACTTTCAGCAGTTGTAAATGTAGCAACACCAGACGAGTCTTTATAACTTGCGTCATCAAAGAATACTGATGGCGTCTTTGTAAAACGATTTACATTGACGCCAAAGCTTGCTTTTAGGTTAGACATCTTTCGGCCATTGTAAGTAGTGTGAAAGATTATGCCTAACTTAGCTTTTTTAATTCTTTTAGCAAGATCAGTATTTTCTGGAACAGCATATGTTATAGTGTTTGGTGTAAACGCAATAGCATCTTCACCTCGTATAGATACCGACTTAATATCTCCTGATGTAAATAACAAGTCACCTTGTACGACACCTTGTATACCAAGTTTAGGTAATTCTTTTAAACAGATTGATAATTTATCTACTAAACCACCAGAGTGATTTTTTCTTATATCTGCTTGAGTGTAATTGATTTTAGGAGTAACGTTGAATACAGATTTTGATCCAACAAAGAATTTGCCATTTTCTGGATTGATACCACAGAATACTGCTGGTGCACCATCCCATTTAACGGATACATTTAATTTTCTACGTGATGAACCTACTAGCATATTTCTTATTGATTTAAGAAATTCTACTGCGTTAAGGCCACCTTGGTAACCGTTATTAATAATTTCGTCTTCTAAATGTTCTAAATGAGTATTTTTCGCCTCATTAAGATATTGTTTAAAACTATACATTTGTCTCCCACTATATCCATTATATCAAAAAATTACGCTTTTGTCAAGCGAAAAATCACTATATTCCATACATAAATCACTACTTACTAGACTATTTATAACACCTATAAACCTTGATTTTATTAAGTGAAAAATATTGAATGGTTTTTCACTTGAATTCCTGCTTTTTCTGATGTATAGTAGCAGTATATGTTAAACAATATGAAAGGATATAAAATGACAATTCAAAAAGACTATGATGTTATGAAAAACAAAGTTGATAAATTATTAGAAAAAATAGATACTTTAGTTGGTGATTTTGATGAAAAGTATGATGTTAATTTATCTAATGATTTAAACTATAAATTAGATGAAGTATCTGATATGATTGATGACAATTATTCTGATACTGATTTTGAAGACTAATTATACTATTTTGCTATTATAAACTTACCAGATTTAATGGTTCTACTTGATGTGTATTCAATAAAAGCTTGAACCATTTTATCATTTAATTTTTTATTTTTTTTATCAGTTTCATTTTTTTTAAACCACTTATAGATAACTGGCATTATAGAGTTTGCTACATACAAAGCACTTAAAGTTGCTCGTTCAGCATCATATTTACTTTTAGCAGGATCTTTTAATTTTATACCTGATTTAATTTTAAATTTTTTATTTGTTAATGCAATTTGTCTAGTGTATTCACTTATTCCTTTATTAAAAGCTGATGTTAAATTTTTAGCAAAATCAGAGTCAACAGTTGAAATTATACGAGCTATTAAAGGAATACCTACAACAGATCCACCTCTACCACCAGCACCTGTTACTTCTATTTCACATTTAACCGCTTTATTTACTCCGTAATTAGCACTATAAGCATCGTGTCTAATTTTTATTTTTTCTTTTTTGTTAGCACTAAAATATATTTTTATATCTCTTGTAATTGGTTTTGCTCTTGTATATAATTTACTCCAATCACTTACACCAAAATATTGTAAACTTGATAGATATTTTTCTTCGTCAGACCTAACAAAATTAACATTAACAATATTCACATTTTTTTCTGCCTTTTTTAGAGATAATGGTAACAAATCTCCTGAAGTTACAAGTTCCGAAGTAAGTTTATTTAAATCTGAAAATTTATAAGATTTTTTTAATTTAGTTGAGGCTAACTCTACATCTTCAAGTATAATCTCGTTTGCCTTTTTTGACACAAAATAAATGTCAGCAGGACTCCATTTGTTTATATCACCAAAATAATTTTTTTCATTAGTGTTGGCTAGATCAAAAAGATAAGATATATGCTCCATTGCATTAGCATCTCTACCCTTTTCTTTTTTAGCACCTCTTACATAAACTATATCTTGTAGTTTAGGACTTTTTATCTTTTTAAATTTACCACTAATTTTTTGTATATCGTTTAATAACTTTAAGGCAATATTAATTGATGACTCATACCATCCATCTGCCTTTGTTAAAAAGGTCTCTATTTGAGATAATGTTATTTGGGGTGTATCTAATTTACTAAAAATATCTTCAATAACCTTTTTGTGTGTTTCTTTAAACAACGCATAGGTTGGATATTTTAAAAGGTCAAACTCTTGTTTAGTTGTGTTTATACCAAGATAATCTGCTATAGCACAAAATAACGCTTGAGCTGCCTCTCCTTCTTTGGGTGAATCTGCCATACATATATTTATATATATCTATCGGCCAGTTCTTTGTGTACTTGTTCTAGGATTGTAGTTAGACCTACCTTTATCTAACAGTTTTTCTTTTTCACCTCTACAATCAAAGAAAGGTGGAAAACCAAACACACCAAATGTCTTATGTTTATTTTGAAATTTAACAATTTCTTTTACATCTTCTTCAAAGAAGGACTCTTTTATTACTAACTTACTAGGCATTTCTACAGCTCGCCAAAGTATTTCGTCTTTTACTTTAACCATTTCAGTTTTGTAGTATATTGATGGTTGTCTTTTTCTTACCTGATTATGATTGTATTTTTTTATCATATTTTAAAATCCGAAAACTTATCATAAACTTCAGCAGGTTGTGGTCCTGATGGCTTTTCAAGTTTTTCTTTTGTTTCTTGGTTACTATCTACAATCTGTTGAGCTGATTGTTCTACATCATACAATCTCATTCTACTTCTATCAACACCAATTATAAATGCACGATTAACAGCAGGATCATTGTAACGATTTTTTAATTGTTTTACTTTAATTTGATTTAGTTCTTCAAGTTCTTCATTCGATATTAAAGCAAACATAAAGTCAGCAGTTGCAGGAAGACCAAATGATTCTGATGTATCTTCTAAACCAACATCACTTGACATATAACCAGTTCTTGTTGTTTGTGTAGCCGATACAATAGGAACATTATACTGAACAGCGAGTCCTCTTAATTCTTCAGCAATCGCTTTGATTAAAAAATAAGATGATATATTACCACCTTTAAAACGACTACTAGTACATATATTTAAATAGTCAATGAATACTATATCAGGTTTAAATGATTTCTTTAATGCAAGTTCATCAATCAGTCCTTTAAAATGACCACTATGAGCAGACGCAGTAGGATATTCTTTAATAATTAATTGACCATTTACTTTGTTTTGTAATTTAGAAATTTTATTATCATAAACTTCTTTAGGCATTTCATAAAGATCATCTATTGTTACATCTAATAAATTAGCATCAATTCTTTCAGCAATTCTTTCTTCAGCCATCTCTAAAGTAATATACAATACATTACGACCTTGTGTTATAGCGGCCGCAGCCATATGACACATAAACAAGGACTTACCAACACCTGTACCTGCAAGTGCTACGTTTAAAGTCTTAGGTGGTAGGCCGCCTTTTGTGATACGATTAAAATAATTTAAATCGAACTTTAATCGTTCTTCAGTTCTATGATAATATTCAAATCGGTCATCTGTTTGATTTAGATAATCATGTCCTATGTGTCTATCAAATGAAACACCAAGTGCTTCAGATAATATACTTGGTATGGCCTCTGGTGTGTGCTTATTGTCTTTACCATCTATAATCTTAATACCTTTTAGTACAGCATTATAGACAGCACGATCTTTACAAAACTTTTCAGTTGTATCTAACAGCCATTGTTGTTCAACTTCTTCATGTATTAAACTATTTAATAAAGTTTTTGTATTTTTATATTCATCTTCGGTAAGTGTCTTGTTATTAGACAACTCAATAGCAATTGCTTCTTTTGTTGGGAGGTTATTATATTTTACAACAAAGTCATTAATAATATTAAATAAAGTTACTTCATCTCTATTTTTAAAAAAGTCTTCTTTTATAAAAGGAATAACTTTACGAGTAAAATCTTCGTTATGTATTAGATTGGATAAAAGTGTTTTTTCAAATTGATCAGACATAATGTAGATAACTTCCTATAATGTACTTTGGTTGATTGATTG